TACATCTGTAGCAACAGTTTATGTATCACTATGGACTTCAGACCCTACAGACGCAGGTAGTGGTACAGAAGTATCAGGTGGTTCATACGCTAGAACTGCTGTCACATTTGGCGCACCTTCTAACGGTGTAACTACAAACTCTGCTGACGTTACATTCCCAACAGCAACAGCTTCATGGGGTGTAGTAGGTTGGATTGGTATTAATGATGCTGCTACTTCAGGCAATCTTTTATATCATTCACCTTTAGATACATCTAAAACAATTGACTCTGGTGACATCTTTAAGATATCAACAGGCAATCTTTCAGTTACATTAGCGTAAGGATAAACCATGGCGTTAGTCGTCAAGGATAGAGTCCAAGAGACTTCTACTACCACAGGCACAGGTACGTTTACGCTTGCTGGTGCAGTATCTGGCTTTCAGTCATTCTCTGCAATAGGTGATGGTAATACTACTTACTACGCTATTGTATTAGGTTCAGAATGGGAAGTAGGTCTAGGTACATATACATCTTCAGGCACTACTTTAGCTCGTAATACTATATTAGAGTCTAGCAATGGTGGCACAGCAGTAAACTTTAGTGCAGGTACAAAAAATGTATTTGTCACTTATCCTGCTGAAAAAAGTTTATATTTAGATGCTAGTAATACATTTAGTTTATCAGGAACAAATGGCATAACTAATGCTACATGGACTACTAGTACAAGACCATCTGCTCCTAGTACAGGACAGCAAGGATATAACTCTGCTTTTAATGTAATAGAAGTTTATAACGGAACTTCATGGCAGGCTACAAGCGTAGAACCATATTATTCTGCTTCTTATTTAATTGTAGCTGGCGGCGGTGGTGGTGGTTTTGACAGAGCTGGTGGTGGAGGTGCTGGTGGCGTTCTTTCAGGAACATCATCTTTAAATGTAGGAACAACATATACAATTACGGTTGGCGCAGGCGGAACTGGAGGCTCACTTGGAGTTGCATCAGCAAATGGAAATAACTCAGTATTTAATAGTTTAACTTCTATTGGTGGTGGAGCTGGTGCAACAACTACTCCTAATACAACTGCAAAGAGCGGAGGCTCTGGTGGTGGTGGATATGGACAAGCAATAAATCCACCAACAATTACTGGCGCTTCAGGAACTTCAGGTCAAGGTAATGCTGGAGGAAACGGAACAAACGGTTCGCCTTTTAACTCTGGCGGAGGCGGTGGTGCTGGAAGTGTTGGTGGCAATGCAGCAACTAATGGTGGTAATGGCGGCTCTGGAATTGCATCATCAATTACTGGCTCATCATTAAATTATGCTGGTGGCGGTGGTGGTGGTGTCAATAGTGGAACTGGCGGAACTGCATCATCTGGCGGAGGTGCTGGTGGTAACTCAGGCGTAGCTGGAACAGCTGGAACTGCTAACACAGGCGGCGGTGGCGGTGGCGGTGGTGGTCTGTCATCTAATGGTGGAACTGGAGGTTCAGGTGTAGTTATTTTATCCGTCCCAACATCTGTTTATTCAGGCACAACAACAGGTTCTCCTACAGTTACAACCTCAGGCTCAAACACAATTATTAAATTTACCGCCTCTGGTTCATATACAGCATAAGGAAAAACTATGTCGCATTTTGCAAAAGTAACAGACGGTAAGGTTACACAAGTTATCGTTGCAGAAAAAGAATTTTTTGATACATTTGTAGATTCAAGTCCTGGCACTTGGTTACAAACTTCATACAACACACATGGTAATCAACATCCAGAAGGTAGACCTTTAAGAGGTAATTATGCTGGTATTGGCTATACATATGACGCTACTAATGACGTATTCTACGCACCACAACCATATCCATCATGGACACTAAATAATACAACATGGTTATGGGAAGCGCCTGTAGCATATCCTACAGACGGTAAGCAATACAAATGGAATGAGTCCATTATTAACTGGGAAGAAGTAACACTTTAAGGAGCAATAAATGTTTGGCATAGCAAGTTTCTCCCAAGCTCCTTTTAGCTCATTAGCAGGAAGATTTGTAGAAGCTGCAGCAGCAATAACAGCAGACGCAACCGTATCTGCATCTGCAACACGTTTTAGAACATCTGCAGCAAGTATTAATGTTACTGCAACAATTACAGTTACAACAAGTGGTGCATTAGTATTCGGTAGTGCAGTTATAAATGGATTTGCAGACGTATCTGCTATAGGTACTAGAACACAGTTTGGTAGTAGTGCAATACTTGCAGAAGCTATCGTATCTGCTACTGGCGGTTCTTTAGCACTAGCTTCAGCAAGTATTACAGCAACAGGTACAGTTACAGCATTAGGTTCATTACTAAACTTTGGCAATGCTTCTATCACAGCCAATGCTACAGTCGCAATTACATACAACAGAATTAGACTAGATAGTGGTTCTATTACAGGAACTGCAACAGTATCAGCATTAGGCGGTCTACAAGTATCAGCTAATGCACAAGTAAATGGGTTTGCTATAGTTACAGCAAGTCCTAACGCTATACTAGCAGGTTTTGCTTATGTAGAAGGTATAGGAAGTGTAACAGCTAAAGGTACAAGACAAGGTGAAGGATGGATACCAGTTACTCCAGGTGCAGAAACATGGACAGATACAACACCATCTACAGATACATGGTTTGCAATATCATCTTCTTCAGATACATGGACAGAAATTACAGCAGGAACAGAAACTTGGACTGATACAACTCCAAGTACAGACATATGGTTAAGACAAGGATAAAAGATGGCAAAAACCAAAATTTCAGAATTTAGCTCAACAGCAGCAGATAATACGGATATAACCAATATCAATATTGCTGAAGGTTGTTCACCAGCTAACGTAAACAATGCTATTCGTAGCTTGATGTCAGTACTAAAAAACCAACAAGATGGTTCTAGTGGTGACCCATTTACAGTAGCAGGTACATTAGTATCTTCAGGCACAGTTGATATTACAGGTGCATTTAGACTAGACGGCACAGCAGGTGCTAGTGGTCAAGTTATTGTATCAGCAGGTGGAAGTAATACGCCTACATGGAGTACATTAGGCACAATGGCTGCACAAAACTCTACAACAGTTGCAATTACAGGCGGAACTATTACAGGTATTACTGATTTAACTGTTGCAGATGGAGGAACTGGCGCTTCAAGTATTACAGCTAACTCTGTTATTTTGGGTAATGGCACTTCTACTTTATCAGGTAATTTAGTAGCTCCTAGCACATCAGGCAATGTTCTTATGTCAAATGGTACAACATGGACAAGTGCTGCATTTAATAAACTTACATTAGATACTGCACAAGCATCAACATCTGGTACTTCTATTAACTTTACAGGTATTCCTAGTTGGGTTAAGCGTGTAACTGTAATGTTTAGTGGTGTTAGTACGAATGGAACATCTAATTATTTAATGCAAATTGGCTCTAGTTCAATTAGCAACACAGGTTATAATTCAGCAGCTACAAATGCAGCAGATACTGTTACATCAGTTTCTTCTACAGCAGGATTTATTTTTAATATAAATAGTGTTAGTTATGCTATTTCTGGAATTATTACAATTTCAAATATTTCTAATAATACATGGATTGCCTCTGGAGTTCAAGGTAATACAAATGTTGCAGTATTTACTAATAACATTGCTGGAGTATCACCAAATTTATCAGGTGCATTAGACCGCATCCGCATTACTACAGTAAACGGCACAGACACATTTGATGCTGGTTCAATTAATATTATGTACGAATAAAATATGCCTACACAACGCATAGCATTTAAAGAATGGTTACCAGACCAACCTAGTATTTTAGACTCTGTATCAGAAGCTAATAACGTTATTCCATTAGCTGTAGGATATGGTCCGTTTAAGTCAGCAGTAACCTATTCAGGTGTAGCTACAGAAGCACTTAATAATGTATTTGCTGCTAAACAAGACAATGACGTATTTATCTTTGCTGGTGGTGCTACTAAACTATTTAAAGTAGACAATACTGATTTATCTCTAGTAGACGAGTCTAAAGCAGGTGGATATACAGGTATTGGTAGATGGCAATTCTTACAGTTTGGTAACTTAGCACTAGCATCTAATGGCTCTGAAAAGATACAAGCATATGACGTAAACAGTTCTACAGCTTTTGCAGATGCAAGCTCAGATGCACCTATTGCTAAATACATTACAGCAGTTCGTGATTTTGTAGTTGCAGCTAATATTGGTGCAGGGACTACTCCTAATAAAGTGCAATGGTCAGGTATCAATGATGCAAGCACTTGGACTACCACAGCA